CTTCTAGTAAATTTAATTACAGCACTAGCTGATGGTGCAGTTGTAAAAGTAATAGTTGATGAAGTTGTAAAACTATAATCTGTATTTAAAGTTTTAGTTACTCCATCTAAAGTGACAACAACATGAGCTTCTTCTATGTAAGGAAAAGTAACACTATAGTTTACTGTACTCCCGTCACCTGTGTATGTATCTATTGCAAATGCCATATTTTAATATAAACTCCTCGCTCCTTTATCTGGTAAACCAGAATTATCTCTTAAAAAGTTAAGTAATTGATTTATTCCATATAAGTTTTGATATGGAAGTATTCTCATTATTCTATTTAAATCTTGTTTACTAAAGTCATAATCAGAATTGAATAATGATTTTATAACTGAACCACCAATACCTAAAACTTTTTCTCCTAAGTCATAGGTTGGGTTTCCAGTTATCAAATTCATTTCTTGACCAGATGATCTAGTATTAAATCTGTATTCGGGTGCTATTTGGCCCAACACTAAATCCATAAACGGAGGCATTACTGAAGACCACCCCGCTCTTTGAAATGATGCTAAAGCAACTTTAGTATAATCACCTTTGTCACCTAATTTCTTTTTCAGATAAGCTTTCTTTTCGCTTGCACTCATACCTATTGTATTGAAGTGTGCTTGAGCTACATAAGCTGATCCTCCAACTAAACTTGTATACATAAACATAGAGAATGTTTGAAAATCACCCATAGCTACGTTATGTAAAAACTGTTTGTTCCAAGCAGTCATTATAAACTGTCTAAACTGAGACATAGATTTTCCGTATGCGTTATCAGAGAAAAATCTACTTGTGTCTCCAATCATGTTGTATTGGACTGCTCTCTTAGTATATCTATTAACTGCAATACCAAACTTCTTAACTAAATTTTGATCTTTAAAATTAACAAAATCAAAAGATAAAACTCTACGACCTAAAGCTGTCTTTTGTGTTACAACATTAGGACTATTAAATTCTTTTGCTAATGCTACTAAATCTTTATCAGTAAGACCTAATACTCTGTATCTATTTAATCTTCCTTTAGATATTTCATCTATTAAAGAACCTTTTTTAGAAACATCAATTAAATCTTCAGCTAGTCTATGAACAAATAATCTCATAGCTATTTTTCTTTGGTTGCTGTCTATACCAATTAAACCAGATAAATAACCTGTACCTTTTTCAAAAGCATTTTGTGCAGGTTTACTTATTAAACTTCTTTTAGATTGATCTAGTTGAGATACACCTCTATCTAAAACATCATAAGCTTGATATTGTCTATAAAGATAATCGTCACCATTTGAAGAACCAATAACTGCCATGTCTTTGTAAAACGTATCATTCATTTTACCATCTTGGGCATCACTTAATATTCTTCTAAAGAAAGGTACTTCATTTAATAAAGTTCTAAACCCTTGTTGAGAAACAGCTACACCATACTCAGGTAACTGTGCAATACCAACTTGGTTCAAAACTCTAACAAAGTTAAATCTTCTTAAATCTCTTAACCACTTGTTCATTCCAACAGTAGGATCTCCTGTTTCAGTAGATCTTCCCATTAGATTATTAAAGAAACTTTCAATGGTGTCTTTTTCTTCTTTAGCTATAAATTGACCACCAGCTTTTCTTTGGGCTACATTTTTTAATTCTTTAAAATCTTTAACAGCATCAGGATCTCTGTAGACATCATCAATGTCATTAAATAATTCGTTTTTATATTTTAACCAAGCATTTCTACTTTTAATACCTAATCTATCAGATAATGAATACCAACCTGCCATTTCATTAGTGTATGAATGCCAAAGTAAATCTACATCATTTTCAAATATTTCATCTAATCTAACTCTTTGATTATCAATAACTGTTTCAAAGTTTTCATCTAGTCTTATTCTTTCTTTAAATCTACCAGAAGTTAAAACATTAATTTGATTTTTAAGACCATTAAACAAAGTATCTCTTTGTTCTTTAGTTAAATTAGAAAATACATCATCAATGTATTCTCTTAACATCTCTGGGTTTTTAATTCTGATTAATTGTTCAATATCAAAACCACCCATACGACTATTATATTTAGCCGCTTTAACAATAGTTTTTGCTAGAGCTCTTGCTTTAGTAATTTCTTTTTTAATATCTTTATCAGTTCTTTTAACAGCAGGATTATCTAACCTGTTTAAAAGAGGTTGTTGTTTTGTAATAGCTTGAGTAATTAATTCTTCTATACCATCTTCACCAATTCTTCTTTCTAGAGCCGCAAAACTTTCGTAGCTAATTTTTCTAGGGACATAAAATCTTCCTGTGTTGCCTGCTAAATCTTCAGCACCTTCAACACCAGATTCTTTTAACAACTTAGCCCATAGTTCAAAACCATCAGCATAAGCATTTGCCGCTTTAATTAAATTTGGATCTTTTAGTAATACTTCTTCTTGTGCACTAAGTTTTAATCTTTTTTCTTTTTTACTAAGAGCTATAATTACTCTTTTAGTATCGTGCATAAATCTTGTTTTATGACCAAACTGAAAGAAACCTCTAACACCACCAAAGCCTCTATCTTTTAGATAACCTTTCATAGCGTCACCTACATTTGAATAAACTGTACTGTGAGCTCTCATGACAACTTGATCTCTAGTCATTTCAACTGTGCTGTCTTGTGTTGCCGCTTGGCCTGTCTTTTTATCTTTATAGCCAACAGGATCTTCCATAGACTTAAAGTTAAACAGTTTTACTTTTTTAGATAATGAAGTACCTAATGTACCTGATCTAGTCATACTAAAACCAAAGAAAGGAATGTTTCTTAGTTTAGGAAAGAACAATTCAACGTTATCAATTAACGCTGTATCATTTAAATCTTTTTCAAGTTTCTTATTAGCTTTAGAATGCTTAACATTCTTAAATTTTGTTTTATTAGCTTTATCTGTAACTTCTAAACCATTCTCAACTAAGTCTTGTTTTTCTGTGGCTCTAGCTACATTTTTAAGAGATTTAGCTGTAAGGGCAGATATTCCCCCTCCAAGAGTACCACCTAAAGCTGATGCAATTAGTACATCATTTAGGCCCATTGTAGGATTATTAGCCGCTATTGGAGAGTATAAAGCACCTTCTAAAGTACCATAAGCTAAACCTTTTCTAACAAAGTTTTGTCTTCTAGTTAATCCCGTAAAGAATTGACCAGCTTTCATTACTTTACTTAAAGCCCCATAACCCGTTAAGTTAACAGGATCTAAAATAAAAGTACCAAACTGTAGAGCTATACCTTTCCAACCTAAAGAAGCTAACAGTTCAGCATTCTTTTGGTGTCTTGCCGCTTTTTCTCCAAGATATTTTAAATGCTCACTATTTAATGCACCAATTAAAGTATCTGCAAATTCTGGATTTAAATTATATTGTTTAATAACAGCATCAAATTCTTCTTTGTTATTCTTCATACTAAAACCATCTTCTTGAATAAAAGTTGGTGATGAAAATAATTCTATAGCATTAGAGAATACTGTATTTTCTTGAAGTGTAGCTTTTAGAATATTAGGAATTGTTCTTCCTTCTTCTATATACTTTTGTAATTCACTGTAGTTATAAGCTTGATCTAAAAACAAACCACGACTTACATTAGGTAATTCTGACCATAAGTATTTTTGTTTAGTAATATCTATAGGTGTAAACTTTCTTTTTTCTTCAGCTTCATGAGCTGTGTTTTCCATAATAGTACCATCAGGCATTTGATGGGTACCTTCTTTATCTAAAGGAATTTTTTTTTCTGATTCTAATAAATCTGCTTCTTTATTTCTTCTAGTTGGAAACTGATCTCCAAAGTTTCTTAAATTATTTAAAACAGCATTCCAATCACCACTTGCCGCTTGTTTTATAAAATTCATATCAGAACCATCTTTTCTTTTAAATCCAGTTCCGTGTTGAAATCCTACAGAAGTTAAAACTGTTTGTTGTGCTGGAGTAAGTTCTTCAAATGGTTTTACAGGATTGTGAGAGTTATAAGTTTTTATAACTTGATCAGAATACCAATTATGACTAGCTTGATCTATTTCTTTAACTTGTTGATCACTTAATTCAAAACCTTTAGATGCTTCTTCTGCATCTGCACCAGACATTCCAAAAAATTGAGATAAGATATTTGTAGTATCTTCAGAGATACCCATTTCAGAAAGCATATTTACATCTTTCTCTTTTAAATCAAAACCCGTTGCTACTGTAACACCTGAGTTTTCACTAGGTACATAAGCTTTCTTAACACCTTTACCTTCTAATTCTGAAATAAAGTTCCAATTAATATTTTTAGTCATTATGGTATCATCGCCTCTGTTTCTCTTAACATTTTCTCAGTTCTTTCATCTTTAAGTCTTTTAGCCTCGTCTTTAGCTACTCTTTCTTTATCTAATTTAATTTTTAGTTCAGCTTGCTTCTCTGCAACTCTTTCTTTAACAACGCTAATAGGTATTTCTAACCAAACTGTTTGGCCATTTTTATATTCAACAGTAGCAGGTATATCTAAAGAAGTTCCGTCTTGTTCTTTAAAATAAATAGTGTCTC